ATTCCCACCAACTGCATTGCGAATCTCCCAGAACCACCCCACTATATATTCTAATTCTCGTGGAACAAATGGCAAATCTAATCTTTTATCATATTGACCACTCGAATTATAAACTTGTAATAAGCGATCACGAAGGGTTATCCCATCATCATTAGGTGTATCAAGAATAATTTGTGATTTAATCCTCTCAACCAATAACCCTTCTAACTCTATAAAAAATTTGCACGATCATTAATAAATGCATCAACCTGATCTCTTAACCAAATTAAATTAGTATAGAGCATTTTTGCATTTTCATAATTACATGATAATTCTTTACCTTCCCAAATCACATTCTCCCATGATAAGGTGCATTTAGCCAAAATATCAATTGTTTCAAATTCAAATTCTTCCATTGTCGGTGTTTTTGAAACAATTCCCTTATTAAAGGTGCTCTTCAATCTCTTATTGGAAAGTGCTCTTTGTGCCTTACGATAAACTTGTGAATCGACACCAGCTAAAGTAATTTTAGCACCAATAGGTTCACCTGTTGTTGGATGAACAACTTCATAAACAGCACCGTTATCACACGCTTCTACAGAATTTAGTTTGGATAAGTCCATAAATTTATTCTTCCTCTTCTTATTCATATGATTTTATTTTTAGAGGTTGGATGGTATCATCCAACCTCATTGTCCTATTATGTAATTTTTGTTATAATAATATTTGTTAAAAGTGTGGAATCAAGCAATGCTTGAAAATCCATTCTCATTTCAATTGGTGCTTCATCATTTGCGGTGTTATCAGCAGAACCGTATTTAATTCTTGGAATAAAAATTCGATAAGAATCAGAGCCATGTGTTCCTTCGCCAAGATAAACCTCTAAAGATGACTCTGTTTCATTAACGAATTTATTTAGCATATCCATATTTTGGAAATAAGCCGTAACAGTTCCGGTAAGGTTTGATCTTCCAAGAGACACATTCGATGCAAAAGGAGATCCAACAACAAAGTTTGGATTAGCCGTATTGTCCAATGTTAGATCAATTCCTGTAATTAAACCAACCTCGACATCATTCTCGTAAAGTTTGCCTGTAAAAGCATCCAATGGCGAACCTGTTTGAGAAGATGTTGGAGAAGAATCTAAAGCTGTGCCAGCATATGCAGCAGTTTTACCAACAAAATTGAATGTCCCTGTAACAATTGCATTTGGTTTTAATGATAAAGAGAAGGTGTTTACCATACATCCTGTAAATCGACCATATTTATCGATATCACCAAATTCACGTTCAATTGTGAAAGAACGCTTTTCTACACCAGCTTTTACAGATGGTTGTCTTGTGAGTTTGACAGCTTTCACACTTGTTTCAGTTGTTGCAATCGCATTGGGAACCGTCTTGAGACTTAACGATGTTGCTAGAACACTCGAAATTACATAAATTTGATTATTGATACCATCAGTTTTTGTAAATCCAGATGCATATATCACATCACCGGCTTCAAATAGACTTGTAAATGTTGTTGTGGTTGTATAAATACGATTAGCTGTTTTAGCACATTTGATATCTGTTGCAGATGCCAATGTCGCAGATTGCCATGTTCCACCTAAACCAGCTTCAATAAATGAATCATATTCAGCAAAAGACAGTTCAATATTTACATCACCTTGAGAACGCTTATTACCATGACGAAAGTCAGATATCTGGCGATCTGCACGAAGTTCAGCAGATTGAAAAGTGTCTTTAGATAAGATCAAACCAGTTCCTGTATGCCGCAAATCAATCATATTGGGAGTTGGTGGTGTTGCCCCAAATGTGGCTTCTGAACAATATCTCAAGCTGTGTTCAGAACCAGCAGCAAATACGGTCATATATGTCATTTTTAATTACCTCTTAGCTAAGAAATATGAACAACAATAATTGATCTAGAATTATACCGTTGCCCATGTTGAATAATGTATAGAAATCGGGATGCGATACCAATCTCCCTCAATGAGTGCTGGTTCAGGATATGATCGCCATATCCGAACCTCAATATCGTTATACGTTGCTATTGTTCCTCTTTTAAAGAGAGAGCAAATGGTATCAACTTTGGTTCTAGCTGATCCCCATCCAGAACCAACAGGATACCAACAATCAACTTGAAAAATACCGTTATATTCTGAAAAGCCTTTTGGCCCAAGGGACGAATTTTGCGTTGGAAATGGAATTAACCATGCTTTTAAAAATGGACGATTTACAATTGGGTTGTATTCTGTATTCTCCCAAACAATATCAATATCTGTAATCGTACCGAGATATTTACCTAAAGCACCATGGAGATTTGAGTATTTTGTTGCCATTATTCAAATCTCCTCCCACGTTTAACCTGTGACCCCTTACCTGTTCCAAAGGTAGCAGATTGTTCAATTTTTCTTCTTACAGCGTGATAAGCTCTTCTCACAACAGCATACGGTCGTGTATTTCCCCCTCCATATTCAACATAACGAGCATATCGAATTCCATTTGTAAAATAGAAAACATTATGAGCATGTACTTGAGGTATAACCACTGCTAACTTCTTTCGCACATGTGCAATTGCCCTTGCACGATTTACCTCTGTCATTGCTCCAACAAAAATTGTTCCACCTCTTCGATATTTTGATGGACCAGGAACAAAATCATTTGATGTTTCTGCAATATTAATTGAAGGTGTCCAATTACCGATATAACCACCTGTATCACATGGTGCTGTAGTTATGATTTCTTCAGCAAATTCATTACAAGTTGATTGGATATATCTTGTCATATTCTTTTTTGTATTTTTTGCCCATAGAGCAATTTTTGTTCCAAAATCACTTATTCGAACTGGCATTTATTTTCTTGCTTTTACCTTATATAAAATATCTAAACCGTTTGGTGATAATGTTTCAACCTCTTCAATTTCGTAAGAAGTGCCATCAAATGAAACTTGATCTGATCTTTCTGGTGTTATGCTAAGACCTTCAGAAGAAACAAGAAATAAAACCTTGCTTTGTTCTAATGTTTCCATACCACGCAAAGATCTTTCAACAACACTTCCTTCTGGTCTATCTCCCTTTTTAAAATTTAATCGAATTCCATAACAAGAATATGTGTTTGTTGTTTCTGTATATGTTCCCTTAGAATTATCAAATCCTGTTCTCGTTTTTCTAGTAATTGACATGCTAGCACCTTTATCTCGAATTTGGTTATATGCTAGCGTCTTAAACTTATTGTAATTCATACATTATCCTATAAAACATTGATTTTTCAAGAACAAAATTACTTTTTAGACTTTTTGGTCTTTTTACCTTTACAGGCCATAACTTTCTCCTTAGATAATTTCAACAATATTTCCTTCTCAGATCGTAATAAGTACATCCAGGTTGTGAATGCACTCTCAGATGGCATTTCTTACAAAGAGTTATACACATATCTACGTCTGCTGATTGTAGTTGATTCATCCATGTTCCTTCAAAGTGATGACAGTGAAGATTGTGTTTAGATCCACATATCTGACAAGTATAATTGTCTCTAGCTAGTACCAACCATCTTAGATCTGGTTGTACTTCTCTATTCAGTTCTTCTGGAAGAATTCTACCTGCTCTTATTGTATCTTCTTTCATTAATTGTTCTGGAGTTCTGTTATATATTGGACATTGTTTCTTGCAACCTTGTGAACAATATAGTCTGGATTCACCTTGTGTTGTTCCATTTATTGCTTTAATTCTTGTTCTTATAGAATCTATCTTCGGCATAAACCATTTGCCGCAATATGTACAACGAATTTCTAAATATCCTTCTTCAGTACGTCTTATTTCTTCGTATATTTCTAATTGATGAGCGTATGTACTATATGGCGCACTCAATTTAGAAATGACACTACTTATACCTGTTTTGGTATGCATTATCTTTTTCTTAGTTTCTTCAGAAATTATTTTACCTTTATGTATTTTTGATATTTTTCTTTTAGTTTCATCTGAATGCTTTTTGCCAAAATTAGGATTGTTTTCTCCAGAATATTTGCCTTTCTTTGCTTCTGATATTTTTCTTTTTGTTTCATCAGAGTGTTTTTTACCAAACATAGGGGCTTTTTCGCCTTGTCGTAGTTCAGACATCTTTCTTTTAGTTTCTTCAGATAATTTAGTCCCAGTTTTAGTATCACTTATCTTTTTCTTAACTTCTTCAGATCTTTCTTTGCCATAATTAATATTGTCTTCACCACAACATTTCCCTTTTCTAGATTCTGATATTTTTCTTTTTGTTTCATCAGAGTGTTTTCTTTTTGACTTTTCTAGCATTTATATTCCTATTCTTTCAATAATTTCATCCTCTCACTAGTTCAATAACACAATTAGAATTCCCATACTTCAAAAATGGTGATAACAAACTGTTAACCCTTTGGTATATCTTATTGACTGACTTTCCACTATTTGCATAACGAATTTCGATTACGTCCACCCTTTCCATTATTACTGATCCACTCCCAGCAGCAATATCTGGTTGAACATCTGTATCAAGAATAAAGCGATATGCGATTTCAGCTTGTGCCCATTTCACTCTTTCTGGTATAACATTCGATTTTATCGAATAACTGTCTTCGTCTAAAATTCCTATTCTTGGCCAAGATAATGCTTGATATTGGTTTGTCTTGATGCCTTTCCAAACAAGTGTTTGCATATATTGGCACGCTTTAACTAAGGCATATGTTTTATCGCCATCATCATATGCTATCCAAACCGTTTCGCCGCGCTTTTCAAAATAATTATCAGCACTTGCTAATGAATAATATGTATTAGCATTCGAAACATTCGAACCGTCTTCAACGATTAGATTAAGATCTGTCATTTATCCCAAACCTCAAATCGTAAGGTTTTTTCGTAAATTCTTCCACCTGTTGTCTCAATTTGGTTTGTAAATTCATAAGAATTTCCAGATGTGCCACCAGAAAACCAGATTACACAATATGTTGAAGTATTATAAAATGTTGTTAAGGTTACACCTGATGAAACATTTGTAAATAGTGAAGAAAATATTGTATCTGTCCCAAGTGTAGATGACCAAACAATCTGATAGTCAACCTCTTCATTTGGACTCTTATATGCGAGTGTTGATTTTCCCATTTAATACCTCATAAAACAATCGAACGAGACCGTGGTGCAACATCAAATTTTCTTTCATTTTCTTCTGTTGTTAATATTCTGTTAAAATATGAAGTTGTATAT